CCATCCTCCGTAAACTTGGCCAACAGCCATTGAATACCTCTGATCAAAGAAAAACTTGCTTTCGTCTGTCAGATTATCATCAAGGCAGGTAAACCATACCCACTGCCATTCAGACTGCCCAGATCGGCCACTAATATTATTGAGGCCCAACCACCAACCAATCTGAGGCTGCACATACTTGCCATCCATATTGTAGTAGCCTCTATCGGCATAACGCGGGTTTAGTTCAAACCTAACCTGGCATTTCTCTGTAAACTCTTTGAGTTGCTTGTAAGTAAACATATCTCTTTGGTGGTATGGGCGGGGCCGTAGCCCCCTGCCCTGGTTAATACTTAAATCAATGTGTAGGTAATAAAACCGTAACCTCTGAATAAACAAGTGCCTCTCCAATCCTTATACTCAGCCGTCTTTACCATTTCAATACTACGTGTGCCTGTCTGCTGATCTTCGCATGACTGCCAACGATGGCGATCCCAATCCTTTTTAACCCAACCTGCCAAATGATCATTATTGATAACTCGCTCAATAGCCTCTTTTGCACCATCCTTTGTTGAGTAGAAATCTGGAAGGTAATACATGATATTGAAATTCTTATCAACTACTGCCACTCTGTAAATGTTTGTCTTTGCCATAACTCTTATTATTTTTTATTGTTAATACTCTGTTGTCTGTGAGGTGGTGGGGCCGGATGCCCCACCTGGTAACTCATGCACCGTAAAACTTAATGTCCTTAACCTGGGTAGGCTTGAAATACATATCGCGCTCAACAGTCAGGCCCCAACATCCTCTGAGGCTCTGCAACTCTGACAGGGTGAAATAACCATACTCCTTATACTCACCATCAACGATGCCAAAGAATGAATAATCGTCGCCCTGCTTCTCAGCCTCTAACACGTACCAGGTATAACCCTGCAAGAAAAACTTGCAAACGGCTACTGCCTCTTCTTTCTTACCATCCTGTGAATAGATGGGGTACTTTGCTAACTGGTTCTCGATCTGCTTTGTCATAAGTTTCATACTGTCCGGCTTACCGTGTTGCCGTAGGGCTTAATTGTTATTATCTTTATTTCTATGGTACAAAGGTACAAAAAATTCTGCACTTTTGCAAGTTTTTAGGGTAGTTTTTTCTGTCTTTTCTGCCCTTTTTAACATTATTTAGTATAGAAAAACCTGTACTTTTGCGAAAAATCCTGTACCTTTGTAGCCGAAATCAAACATTAAGCAATATGGAAAAATTTATCAGGATCGTAAAAGTCACCCATGACGCAAACGAAGTGTTGCGGATCCCGTGTGTCTCTCAGTGCCGTAAAGAGATCCCAACAGACGAAAACAGCCGTTTTCTCTACTGGATTGAGCCTCAACTAAACCAATCATTTGCACCAGGCTACGTTACTGAAAACACCTACCTCTGTGAGTTGCCGGATCATACCTGGCTACCTATGACTGAAAACGATTATCTTAACAGTAAGAGCGTATGAGAATAAAAGAAGTATTGAAAGAAAAGCACATCACTCAGCCTGAGTTGGCTGAAAGAATGGGTGTGAGTTTGTCAGATGTCAAACAGAAACTTGGGGCCGATTCACTGACTACGGCCACACTTGAAAAGATCGCTGCTGCCGTCGGGGTTCCCGTCTGGCAGTTCTTCATCAGTCCTGACGATCTGGCCAAAGATCTTGCCAACCAGGACAACGTACTAAGCTGCCCACACTGCGGTAAACCCCTAAAGATCGTTGGAGCATGAAACAAACGGATAACCTGCCGGGCTACGGCTTCGGCATAACTCTCATTGTCGTTGGTGTGGCCGCTGCTGCCCTCGGCCTCAACATTACCCTGGGCGTGGCTTCAATAGTCATTGGCATAATACTGATCTGTGCCAGGTTCTTTCAGTATAGAAAACGATTCAAACATGAATTGGAAATCTGCGCTAACATTGAGTATAATATCAAAGGAATAAACCTTTGCGGCCTGGATGATTCCTACCTGGGTGATATAACTGGCACTGCCAGGACACTGAAATCAAACGAATATGACCGTTACGCCATAGGCATATATGTAGGTGGTAAACGTATCGGGTATATTCCTCGCGGTAATCGGGCATTATATACAAAAATCAAATCAGTAGGCGGGTGTGCTGACGTAGAGGGGTATATATCCAAATCCACAGACGAAAACGGGCGGCAATTCTACTACGGCAAAGTGAATGTACTTGTATAGACAAAAAGCGGCGGGGATCTTCCCTGCCGCTTCTGCTATCTCTCAACTGAGTTGAGCAAACCGATTGTCATTAACGTGGTAATCGTTCCGTCGATCTTTCTGTACTGCGAGATCTTCAACGGCTTCTTATTCTCTAACCTGTCCTCGTCGATCACACAGTTAGTTAGACAATAGACGTTGATAGGGTTGTTATTAAATACGATTCTCTGCGGATCATCATAGGCCATCATTTCAAATGATTCTACAGGCAGGTTAAAATTACCGTATGTCTGCGAGAATGGGATTAACTGATCACGGCCTCCTGACGATGCCAGGATATTGACTAATTCCTGGCTCTTATATGAATCATAACCAATGCGTATGATCTTGACTATCTTTGACCGGGCCAGTATATCGTTGGCAATGTGTCTAACGTCTATCTTTTTGCCCTTGGTAAACTTCAAATACCCTTTTTCATGCCAGATCCTATAAAGCTGCTCATTCGGGTGGCCTTTCAGGGCACCAATGGGAAAATAGTAATCTGTGTGCGCATAGAAACGTTTACTCTCTGAGGAATAGACAGTATATGTTACTGCGCTAAAATCGTCTCTTACTGACAGGTCAAACGCTACGGCACAATCCGGGTGGCCCTTAACCTTGTCAATGTCAAAGTTACCTAACAGGCTACTGGCTGTCTCATGGTCAAACCAGGTCTTAATCTCATTAACCGTGAAGATGTTAAGCAACTTAGTGCGAAACGCCAACATATTCTCTGCAGATAGTTGCGCGTCTGCCCACTCGTTTTCGTAGTAATCATCTTGCACCGTTATACCCAAATGCGGCTGTACCTTTCGCCATGTGTGGGGATCATCTTCTCTATCGTCTGCATCCGGCATGAAGAGGGCGGCAAACATGGTGTCGTTTTCCATTTCTCCCCTGAGTACCTTTTTCACACCCTCCAACTCATTATAACACGGGCCATCTATCACGTCGCTTGCCGTCGTAATGATAACAGTCAACGGATTGCGGCGCGGCCCCATGGACGTTTTGAGTACGTTTTTCAGATCTGCACCGTTCTTGTTGGCTGTGTTCCTGGCCTGGGCGTACTCGTCAAGTATGGCCAATGACGCAAACAGGCCGTCTTTAGTCTGGGCGTTGGCTGTCAAACACTGCACCAGGCTTTCACGGTTCCTGTCTTTAAACGATACTAATTCCCTGTTGATCCTGAAATGCTTTTGTTTGGGGTCTAAATCAAACATCACGCTCCTAACCTCATTAAAGCATTTCTTGGCCTGATCGTAACTGTTGGCTCCCACATAAGCCTCTGCGTTGAAATCACCGAAAAGCATATCATCAAGGGCCAGGAAAGCGGCAAAGGTTGTCTTACTGAACTTACGGGGTACGAATATATAGGCTATTCTAATCAGCCTGCGGCCATCAGGCCGGGCAAAGCCGAAAAGATTTGCTATGTGCCAAACCTGTACGGGTGTCAACTTGTAACGCCGTCTGCCAGTAGTTCCGCTAAACCTCAGTTTCTCATATAGTCTGATCCTGCGTTTTACCCGCTTCGGTTTCCATTGGTATTTATCGAGCAAATAGAAAAATCTGAGTATGGCCAGGATCTCATAGAGGTTGTGGCCGTCTGGATCGTCCATGATGCCCTCTACATACTCCCATACCCTTTTATCGGTCTCTATCAATGCCTGGCGGTAGCGGACGGGGTAATCATCCCGTCCGGCTTGCAGTTGTTCTACTGCATCCGCTTTTAACTCATTCCATTGGGTTCTCTCTGCCTCTGTCATTGTCTGCCTCCTTATTCATCGTCACCGTCGCCTTTCATATCCTCCATGAACTTTGCAAAGCCGTCGTTGTCGGCCTTACGTTCCTTACTGTCTGTGTTCATGCCCAATGCCCTGAGTGCCTTTTGTGTCTGGCCAACCAGATCAAGGTACAACTTTTCCTTGGGGTCAATGCTCTTGCGCTCGTTGCCCTCCCTGGACGTTTCCACATTTATAGCCTGGTGGCCATCGGTAAAGATCTCTTCTGCCAGGATCTCAGTACGTACCAATAACTGCGCCACCACCTTTGCCTGCATAGACAACTCAGGCGAATATTTGCCCTCTTTCTTCAACAGGTTTACAATGTAGGTCTTTTTGGCCGTAATGCGCTGCTTGATTACCTTGGATGCCTTGGCCTGGCTGTCAGACGTAGGCAAAGCGGGTGTTTCCGGCTTCGGCTGTTCCTGCTGCTGTTGCTGTTGCTGCGGCATCACCCTCTCTGTGTAGCCCTTGGCCTTGTTCCTGGTCTTGTTATAGAAAATCACGGCTGTAGTATCACCTGCCTCTACCAGATCATAGAGTTTCTTTTCTGCCATTTCATCCCGGTACTCCCTGGATATTTCCACGGCATCCTCGACGGCTTGTTTAAACTCTGGATCCTCAGCCATCCATTGCCTGAATGTCCGGGGGTTGAGACCGACGGCGGTACAGGCAATTCCCTTGAAACCTTTTTGCCTTATGATCTCGCCTACTATCTGCGCTTTCAGTTTGTCTTTGTCCTGTATCATTTTTCAAACGAATTTATCCCGTCAAAATACTCTTTGTAGAAATCAAACAGCCCTTTGTCAATGGTGATACTGCCCTGCTCAGTTCTCGGATTCGTGTTAATATTGGCACTGGTCTGAATACCGAAATAAAAGCCGTCGGCCTCATTGCATCCTGCATAGATCTTACTGTGATTCTTGAATACTGCGGCACGGCCTACTTCCGGGTGTTCGGTATAGAATTTCTTAACCATCTGCCACTCGATCTTATAACTGCCGGGGAATATCTCACCCAGGTACATATCGAATTTCTTTATCTTACCTGCCTCCCACCACTGTTGTATCTGCAAAATATCCTCTGCGGCCATGCACCAGGTGGAAAGTAGCATATAGTCCAAATCGTGCTGATTGAGCACCACTTTGAGGTAACTGAGGCTGTCAACGTCGCCCGCTGTCAGGAAATTGTAGGTAACTCCCTGCTGCATCTGGACGTACTGCATAGCCTCCAACATCTTCACCTCACTAAATGCGCGTCGGTACTCATATCGTTGGCTCAGTTCGGTACATTCCTTAGTACGCCTGTGCGCCCTCTTCGCTCCGGCGGCATCGGATAACTGCGTATCATCGTCCAATGTCGCTGCCGGGGCCAGTGGCTCAGGTGTCACCATCCCGAAATTGCCAAAGTCAAAAGCATCGTCGTAGTTCATATATTTTCTTTTATGGGTTTTTATCGGCAAATCCAATATGGGAAACCAAAAACGGGCTAATCCCCCACGGCCCCAAAAAGTGGCTCGCGTATGGAGAAAGGTTTGGGCGAGGTTTAACCCCGTACACCCCCGATTTTATGAGGTAGCCCCCGTTAATGGTCTTTAACATTTTAGAAAAATTTTTTAACAAATCTCTCCAACTGCTCCTTGGTCTTTCGTCTGTTTTGTTTCTTGCCACTCCTACCCATTTCGTTATGGGTCTTTACGTGGCAATCGTGACACAAAGATCTGAGGTTGCCGAAATCGAACATTAAAGTTTCTTTCTCTCTGTATGTCAATCCGTGTTCAACGGGAATAACATGGTGTACCTCAGTGGCAGGCTCCGGCCTGTTCTTTTCCTCTAAGCATCTTTCACACTCAGGGTTAGCCGATAACTTTGCACGTCTCAGACGTTGCCACTTGGCAGTACCGATCAGTTTAATATAGTCCTTATCCTTTGCCATCTTCTGTATCTGTAAACACTTTCATACTCGCATTGTATTTAGCCATTAGGTATTTCAGGCTATCCAATAGATTCTGCTGCACGTCTTTCTTGCTCTCCAATGCTGCGCTTGCCCTCTCGTCAACGGTATTACTGCAAATGAGCCTATACACTTGGACGGGGTACTGTTGGCCCTGGCGGTGCAATCGTGCGTTTGCCTGTTGGTAGTGTTCCAGGTTCCAACCTGTGCCAAACCAAACTATGTAGTGGCCACCTTGCTGCATATTCAGGCCATAGGCTGTAGATGCCGGGTGTGCCAGTAGTACGTCAATCTTTCCGGCGTTCCAATCTTTCAGGTCGGCTTCGCCATTATAGGCCCTTACCTTATAACTTTTTAATTTTGTCACTATCCTGGTCACATCATGTTTGAATTGATAGAACACCAAAACACTGTTACCATTTGCAGCCTCAACGATCTCAGCCAGGCGATCCAGTTTCTCGCTATGCACTTCGTGTACGTCTCTGTTTTCATCATACACTGCACCGTTGGCAAACTGACTTAGTTTGTTCATCAATCCGGCTGCACTGTTGGCAATGATGTTTCGTGTACTGCCTGAAAATTCCTCTGCAAACTCCAATACCTTTTCACGTTCAAACGCGGTGTAGGCTTCCATGGTGGCCGGGCTTAACGGGATCCTGACGGTGTGGGTCATTAGGTCAGGCAGTTGCAAATAATCCTTGGCCTGCATACTCAGGCAAATGTCGGCGATCTTATTTCTTATGATGCTTTCACAACCTTTCTTGATCGTACATCTGATAGTTATTCCATTTCTGTTATAGGTATCAAAGTAGGTTTCCCGGTACTTAGTCACTGACTTTCCCAGACGTTGGCCCATATCCAAACAATACATCTGTGCCCAAAGATCAATGAGGCCGTTAGGCGCGGGTGTACCTGTCAGGCCAATCACCCTGCTAACTGTTGGCACTGCCATACGCATAGCCTTGAAACGCTCACTCTTACTACTCTTAAAACTTGTCAGTTCGTCAATAACCAAAACGTCAAACGGTAGCATCCCGCCATATTGCCCAACAAGCCAAACAAAACTGTCACGTCCTATGACGTACACATCAGCCTTTTTAGACAGGGCCAACTTACGCTGTTTCTCAGTACCCATCACCTTTGACACTCTAAGGGATCTGAGGTGATCCCATTTCTCGGCCTCAGTAGTCCATGTTGTTTCAGCCACTTTCTTTGGGGCCACCACCAAAGTACGCTCTACCTCGCAATCATCCATAAGCTGCTGAATAGCCGTCAGGGTGCTAACCGTTTTACCTAATCCCATATCCAGGAATAGGCCACATCGCGGATGCTTCAATATCCAGTACATCGCGGCCTGCTGATATTCATACGGATTATATCTCATACCTGCTAACTCTTTTGGATTTCCTCTACCACACAATCTACTAACAGATCTACGGCCTCTTTGCTGTCGATCACCCAAACGTTATGCCCTAAGTCCTGTAGTTCCTGGTGTCGGATCTGCTGCAACTTAGTTGGCTTTTTGCCTTTGCTTTTCAGTTCTACCCAGATCACTTTGCCGTTAGGTAGGCAAACCAATCTGTCAGGATAGCCCGTCACGTTGACATTGGAATATTTCAGGCACAACAAATTTGCCTCTTTGGTTTTCTTCACCAAATATGCCTCAATCGCTTTTTCCGAAACTTCGGCATGATTAACTATGTTCGCTATGCTCTTTTTCATCTTGCTATGATTTTTATATCGGTAAACCAAAACCTCGCGTGTACGCGCATAACATTTTACACGAAATGAGTTTGGGTTCGCGCGTGTACGCGTTACAGGTCTGTGTTATGCCTTTTTTTATCATATCTATTACTTAATACATTTTTATAAATATTTTGGTTTACTTGGTTTACCATAGCCGCAAAGCCTTTATTTATCGGGGTTTTTCGGTAAACTAAATTATTTTTGTTTGGTTTACCTTTGGTTTACTTGGTTTACCTCTGCAAATGTTAAAAAATGTAGTTTGGTTTACCTCGTTTACCTTTTCCCGGCTTTTGGTTTACCTCGTTTACCGTCTTTTCACGCCTCAAATATCATCATCTTCATCATCATTATGCACCCGCCTGAATGACTTTTGAACACCGTAAATGACTTGACTATGCTTTGACGTTCCCATACGTTCCCAATTAGGCAGATCGTCTATGAGCCGTCCAACCTTTCGGGCCAGGTACTTATATTCCTTGTCGCCCATGTCACGGCCTAACCTCTCACAAATGAACTCAGCGGCGCAAACTCTCTCACGGGTCTCTGTGCCTGTCTGGTCTAACGGGTCAGGGTCTGTAATGTAGGCGCGTCGCCTGCGAATATCCCATGTGTTCCACTCACCGGGCAGTTTCATATCCAGGTAGGCAATCAGCATATCTTTCATAGGATCGTCGGCCTCGTCGTTATAGTCGGCCTGTCTCTTCCGGGCTTCGCTTTCAAGTTCTGTAGGCAGGTACAATGATTCGCCCTGCTTCCAATACTCGACGGCCTCAGCCCAAAGTTGATCACGGTCTGCCATCAGATCCTCTTTGACGTGCTTGTGTATGCCTTTGTCTGAATTGACGGCCATCACCCAAAAACGGCGGTTGCCTGTATCACCTTTGAGAAAATACGTCTCGTTGGTAGTGCCACAGAAAATGCACTGCCTCGGATGCTTTTCTACCACCGTGCCATAAGCGGGCCTGTAGGTATCATCCTGTCGGCTAATGTAGGCTTTCACCTGCTCAACGTCTGATCGCTTAATGCTACCCAGTTCTGGCAGTTCTATCACCCAACCACCACGGGCCTGCTCCATTCCGCTTTTGCCCTCCATCGTCACCAGGCTATCGTTAAACCATTCGCCACCCATGACAGAAAACAGGGTAGATTTACCAATGCCCTCTGCACCTGAAATAATCAGGCAGTAGTCATATTTGCAACCGGGATTCATTACCCTGGCCACCGCTGCCGTGAAATGCTTACGTGTCATAGCCCTGTTTAGGGCGTTATCCTCTGCACCCAGGTAGTCGATGATCAGACTGTCTAACCTTGGCACACCATCCCATACCAGGCCATTGAGATAGTCACGGATAGGGTGTACCCTGTGACGGGTAAACACGGCATCCTTGGCATCTTTGATTTTATCTTTGCCGGACACACCATAGTTTTCATCTAAGTATATCCTTAAATTGGCATCGTCACGGTTGCCCCATTGGGTTGCTTTCCGATCCCAGGGCAAACCACCCTTGACCAAATCAAAGCCGGAAAACAGATCGTGCCATAGGTGGCCGGACAAAAGCGGGTCATTCTCCAAAATGCAAATGATGTTCTTTGACGTGGATTTAATTGCCCCCTTTCTGTCATATTCCAGATCGGCCATCCAGTCGGTGCTAATCTCGCTAACTGCGCCATCCCCACCTGTCAGATCCAAACCGTCGAAATCGGCCTCAACGTCTGCACGTCTCTCTTTGGTCAGCAAAACACGTACATTCTTATCCTTTGCCGCAAAATCCTGCATTTTCAGGTATGAGGGCAAACGGGTAATGTCCGTTACACGGCTACCTTCGTCGTGAACACCAAACAAGTGAATACGGCAAAGATCGAAAGCGTTGCAAAGCTGCCTACTTGCAGGATCCGTTTCATGGTGGGAATATGCAAATTTTCCATCATAGCAAACCAATCCCGCTGCAACACTACCTAACTTATAGGTATAACGTCCATCCATGGCCGTATGCTCATATACATCTGTCAGGTACTTGTCAATCACCTCTTCAATGGTGTAGGCCCTGCAAAATGCACCGATCAGGCCGGGCTTTTCCAACGGGTCGCCTGCCTTTCTCAGTTCATGGGCTACTGCCTCAGTCTCACGGCTACCAATGGGCCACTCTGAGGCATCTTGTGGGTTTACGTAGGTTGCCAGGATCTTGTCAACATCACAGGCCGGGCCATCCTGTACCTCAAAGACAAATTCACCGTCCTTGCTTGTGCTTGGCCAGTAGAAAAGCCTTGGCAGTTGGTAGGTTGTAATGTCAAACAGATCTATGCCTAACGTCTCTGCAATCTTTCTGCAAAGTGGCTCATACTCTGAGGGCTTGACGTTCCTGTTTAGTGGGAATACCAGTCTGTAGCGTGGTTTCTCCGGCGTGTGCTTGTGGGTGCTGTAGAGCATAGCCGCAAAGCCGTAGGCCATTGTGAAATCATCCCAGACGCTCGTAGTTCCGTAGTCAATATCTAAGGTGGCCACACTTCGCCACATGACGTTATCAGTCTTACGACGGCCACCTGACAGATAGCCACCTACAAAACCGCCAACGTCCTTAATGTCGCTTTGTTCCTCGCGGCTCATTTTCAGGTACTCTTTCATAGATTCACCTGTCCGCTTGGTCTCGCTACACCTGGCCACTAATTCACTCCATTGCCATTTTTTGTTTTTCCACTTCTTAGACAGTCGGCTGTGTGCCGTTGCCAGGTCTAAAGTGAAATCATGGCTCAATGCTACCGTACTCATACCAACGAATTTATTAGGTTCCTAAAATACGGGGCAAACTCCTGGTCTGTGTAGATCTCTATTTCCCAGATCCCGCTAACAACTCGCCTCATTCTCATTTCAAACGGGTTGTCCTCGTTGATCAACTTATCCTGTAGGATCTTCACAAATCCGCTGTTCATCGTCGCGTTTATTACGTGGCTGTATGCTGTTTCTTTCATATTATAGCCTCCTATCCTTTGTTACTTTCCAAACTTCTGCAAGTTCTGAGAAATTGATTTTATTTACCAACAACTTAACCTCTTTTGGCGGTTTATCGTAGTAGGAAAAACTACCCGTTTCCTTTCTTACTCTCAGCATCTTCTTAATGGATGCTGTGAAATTAGTAATTGGCTTTCCCGCTGCAATCCTGGTCAGTAAAATAGAGGTTGCCGTAACTGCTGCATCAAGTGACGTGGCCCGGCCCATATTTAGGGTATGACAACAGTAGTAAATACTGTGTGGCAATAGCCGTTCTGTGACGTACTTATAGATCGTATCAAGTTGCTTTGTCTGGTGGTAGTCATAGAGCATGGTAGCCTCTTCTGCTGCCGTCACTATCATTTCGTCGTAACGCTCAGATTCATCTTTGTGCTGTTCCATTCGCCACCAGTCTGCCTTATTGTCAGTTGGCTTTATCCGGCCTTGCTTTACCAGTTTTAGCCAGGATTCACAATCTAACCTGTCTTTTGCACGGTGTCGGTATCTCTGCCCGGCAATAGTGATCTCAGCCCGCCAACAATCTTTGAAATAGCGTTTGCCGTTCTTAATCTCTTTCAGGCCCTCGTCGTGGTAGATCGTACCCGTTGACGTGATATGATCCAGGGTGTTGCCGGGGTTGCCATAAACGGCCCGATCTTTGTTAGGTTCTTTTATATACATATTACCACAATTCTAACTGTTTATACTCAGGTCTTTTTCTCTCAATCCTTACAGGCTCAACCGCTTTTGGCTTATCCGGCTTTGGGGGTTCCGGCTCTGGCTCCTTATTTGTAGCGTTTTTCTTTGAGGCCCAAATAAAGGTACTGACAAATCGTCGTGGGTCTGATTCGGCCCTAATACTTGGCATGGGGCATGGCATCGGCCACATTGATTCATTTATAATGTAGCCTGCCCTGACTGCATCCGGCTCAGTCAGCGTGTTATGACAAACAGCCTCGCCAAAACAGCCGTGTATCATTATATTTATAGCCGACATTTTTACGCAGTTCAAATCCAGATCTTCGGCTACCAAATACGGCCTACGGGCTGCAATCTCGGCATCACTGTATTTCAGATCTTTTCTCATTTGATCCTGAATAATAGCGTTTGCCGAAAGCAATAAACGTGAGCTGCCTGCCGCCGGGTCGTTTATAGTAATGCGCCTGCCAAACGGGGTAGGGCTTTTCCCTTTTTCTTCCAGGTCTGCACCTATCAGGGTACACATGGCCGTTGCCTGGCATACTGAGGGCGGCGTGAAAAACTGACCTTTTCCGTTGCCGCTTGGATGCAGGGCCATAAACAGATCACCGAAAGCATCATACCAACCTTTTTGCTCGATCTGCTCATTTTGGATCTTGAAATAGGTAGTGGCCATTTCATAGAATTTTTCAGTTTCCTGCCTGGTGTAGTTCCAATCTGTCAGTTTCTCACCATAGGGATTGAACATCCAAATAAGGTAGTCCAGAAAAGATGTGAATACCTGTGTACTGTCGTAGCCCTTACTACGGCAAAAATCATTCATCAACTTTTCAAGCGGCCTAATGGCTGTATCACCTGTATATTCCTTACTCATAATATACCCTCCTTTTAGATGTTGAATTTCTCACATAGTGCTGCACAAAGGGCCTCGCAAAGTACCCGGCTCATGTTGACCTCAACGGCATTTCCTATGTACTTCTTTTGTTCTGCCTGTGTTCCGATCAAAACGTAGTTATCAGGAAATCCCATAATACGTTTCAACTCCGAAACATTCAACATTCTCATTTTTACATCTACAATCCCATAGAGGGCCATAAACTCTTTGATTTTGACAGTTGCCGGGCTGTCATCTTCGTAGATCTTAATGCCCAGGCCCTTGTCTGTAGAAATCAGGTACGGGGCCATCTTATCCATCCTGGCAATCAAAGTAAAACAGGGCTTGTCAATGCTACCCCCTGCACTCTGGTATTGGGGATTCATCAAAAACTGTTCGGCTGATACCAGATTTTGTTTGGGATTCGTAGTGATAGTAGGTGACGGTTCGCCAACTGAGGCTGGCGTGCCGTTGCCGTACTGCATATCAAGAAACTGGCTTGTCACTATCCCGAAACGGTCTTTAGTTGTGATCGTCGGGGCGGGTTCCTCTACAGACTGATTAAAGCCGTTGCCATAAAAAGCCGTAATGAAAGCGTGGCGGGATCTCGTTGTTATTGTCGTAGCGGGTTCCTCGACGCTGTGATTATGGTCTGATCCACCGTAATACTCCGAAAGGAATTTGGTAGAAACAATGGCGTGGTGATCTTTGGTAGTCACGGATCCTGCCGGGCCGTCTATTCCTATGTTCTTACCCATCGGATCGCCACTGAACTGCTTGGATAGGAATTGCACTCTGGCAATACCCAACCGATTCTGGCAGGCTACCGTCGGGCATGGTTCATCAATGCCGGGTGCTATGTACTTTCCGGCCTGGTTCATAGAATTGTACTTGACTAAAAAGGCATCTTTGCCACCTGCAACAAACTTGATCAGTCCGGCGTAGATCCTTTCTAACGTCTTTTCAACTAACGGCTTTTTACGGGTAAAAATACTTTCGCCCTGATCTTCCAGGTCTAAAACTTCGCGTACTGGCTTCCATTTATTGAACGTTCCAAACATATCACTGCCACCGTTCTTTGAATAGGTAGGGGCGGGAAATGCTATAGGCAGATCGCGTTTAGCAAACTGGCCGAAATATCTTTTTCTTGACGTGTAGGCCCCAAAGTCGGCGGCGTTCAATAAACGCCAACCAAAATCGTAGCCGTATTTTTTCACGTTGTTAATCCACCTCATGTAAGATGATCCCTTTTTCATTGAAACGGGCTTGCCGTTTTCGTCTAATTCACCCCAACACATAAATTCCTCCACATTCTCGATTTGGATATAATGAGGATCCAGGGCCTCGATGTATCTAAATAGGTGTTCGGCCAAAGTCCGGCTGTCAGCGTCTCGCGGTTGGCCACCTTTTGCCTTGCTGAAATTGGTACACTCCAGGCTTGCCCATAAAACGACGTAGGCATTAGGGTGCTTGGCTTTCATTTTCTGTAGATGCGCCAATAATGGGGAAAGTTCCAATGTCCTTATGTCCTCAGTAAAGTGCAATACGTCGGGATGGTTCGCGGCGTGGCTCAGTATAGCGTTTTTGTCATGGTTTACACAGGCAATAACCTTGGCACACTTCGCATTTCTGAACTTGGCAAATTCAACTCCGCTACTTGTGCCACCTGCGCCACAAAACAGGTCTATATAGAGCAATTTGATATTATCTTTTTTCATACAGGTCTAACCATTCTTTACATTTGAAATTATTACGCGGTTTAAAGTCCGCAAACTCGCAAGCGTTGTAAAACCATTTTCTGTTTACCCATTGTGCCAGATCCTTTTGCCACAAAGGTACTTTGTAACTCTGTTTGTCTAACGGCCTGTAGGGTTGGCAGTACGGTAAATATATGTCACTGCCTCTCCAATGGCTAACACGGGCAAAGGATTCTTTGAAATCCAGTAGTATGCAGTACAGGAAAATGTAACCTTTATAACCGTACTTACAAATCAGGTTTCCGGCTTTCTCAACCTCGGCGATCTGTCCGGGCGTATCACACCCGAAACGTATATACCTAATCCATTTCACTTGTGCAAGCATACGGGCAATATCATCTGTCACCAACCTTGCATCCAAAGCCTGGTTAAAATCTACTCGGATCCCTAATTTGATGATCTTTTCTATTTGTTCCAGGCCGTAGTCGGATGCCAGTACGTTGTTATCCATCAGAATTGCTTTCTTTCTCCCGGCTGCTATTTGCTCAATATCCATGTAGGGTTTTACGCTGCCCTCTTTTTGAGGTACTACACACCACTTGCAATGATTTGGGCACCCTCTTGTAAGAAATCCGTAGGCGGTATCTTTACACTTTTTGTATAGGCTATAATCCGGCTGTAGTCTGTCGATCTCAGCGGGCAAAGCCTTAGACACGTTGTAACCAGTGCCACCTTTTACTATATGGTCGGCGTTTGCTATTACCTGGCCGTAATCAGGCGTGAAAGTGAAGATCTTGGATAGGTACACAATATCGTAATGGTTAAATGGCGTGTACCATTCCACGAAATCACCCATTGCCTTATGGTAGGCACTTAGTTTCATCAGTGCCAGGTTCGGGTACTTACTATCTACTGCAATCAGCCCAATGGTCATTTGTCCTACTTTGCTTGTTTATCTTCAACGAAATATCTGTGCTCTTTTCGTTTCGCGTCCTGGCATACTGTCGGGTAGTTCCAATTTGTATGATCTTCTGCCATTTCATTAACCTGGTTGCAAAAATCATTAAGCGCACAATATTCACAATCATGCAGGCCGTCACCTTTTACGATTCTCAGCCGTTTTCCAAATATCTCTATTACTTGCTGTTTCATAATCAATACTCCTAATCATTAACCAACATCGGCATAACCAACATAGTAATTTCCTCACAATCCGGCTGTGGCTCTGGTAGGATAATCGCTGCCCGGCTTGGGTCTGTGAGTTGGAAAACCACTTTTTCAGATTTGAGGTTTTTGAGGATCTGCAAAGTTGATTCGTCTTTCAGTCCTATTTTCATATCCTCACCGTCGTACTGGCAGGCAATGGCCTCATTTGCTTCTATGGCAAAATCAACGTCTTTGCTTTCCAGTCTCATAGTGTCCTTTGACAGTCTGATAGTCACCAATCCGCTTTCAGCCGTGAAATGGTGCAATCTCTCAAATGACTTAATGAGTGCCAGGCGGTCTATTGTCAGGCTCCTTGTGTGGTTGGTGGGGATAACGCTGTTATAATTGGGATAACGGCCCTCAATGGCTTTGAAAGTAAGATCTAATTGGCCCTCTAACACAATATGGCATAGTGCGCGTGACTGTGGCTCCTTGCTGTCAGCGGGCCAGTCTATTTCATATTGGATAAAGTCAATATCTACCCATCCCGTTTTGGGCAAAATCTTTTGCAACAGTCTTACGATCCTGTCCGGCATGATCATCCAGGCGGGGTTATCCCTTACGATGGACTTTTTACACACCTTTACTAACTTGTGGCCGTCGGATGCAGCAAACTCGGCATGGTCGGTTTGCAGGTTGAACATTATACCGTTCATTACGGGTCTCAAAGCATCGTTGGCCATTGCAAAGCTGCACTTATTCAAAACGGAAAGCAAACCTGGTGCTTCCATTGTCAGATGATGCGCTGTCTCAGTCGAAACGACGGGGATCCTGAAACATTCCTCTGCACCCTCGCACAAAGGTACTGCAAAACTGCCTATAGAATGGTGTATGACTGCCTGGTACTCAAAAACCTCAATAGTTAGTTTCTGATTATCCAGTGTCTTGATGCCGTTTAATAGGTAGTAGGTGAAAATGACAAACTGCCTGCTTTCGTTTGCCGGGTTCTCGATGCTGACGGCCTTACTCATAAAGATCTCGCTATTGCTCGTTGCAATAACCAGGGTGTCGGCCTCAACCTTGAAATGGTATGATCTGAATATCTCAGACATTCGGCTGTTGCTTGCCTCCCTTGCCGTCATAATGCCGTGCTTTGTCAGTAACAAAGCCTGTAGCAATATGTTTTTTTCTATTATAAATTTCATACGTCGTAGTGTTTAAAATAATTCAAGTTGTTTGGGATATAGTGCCACAGACGGATAGATCCAGGATCGTTTGTGTGGCTTGACTTTCAGGGTACGTGCCAGGATGGCTTCGGCCTTATCCTTTTGGCACGGTGGCGTAATTACTTCGCGTCGCCTGGTCAGTCGGCCAATGGCCGTAACGCAATAATCAGGTGCTTTCATAACTTATGGCCTCCAATACTTATAATACCTGTAGTCTATGCAGGCGGGATCAGATTCGTTTACCTCGTTTTCTGAAATGTTGCAAGTTCCACAACCGGGGCGGCTTTCGTCGCCTCCGGCCTGGTATGCTAAACACGTCCTGCACAATGCCACTTTCATACGCTCACACTCTCACCGTTTCCAGGTTGGTCACTCCCCCCCCCTTGTGGGGTTTTAGTCTCAGGCCACAACTCCAGTTGTACCCAATTATGCTTTTTCTTTTCGTCTTTCATAAGTGTTTCGTATTTTATTAGTTCTGCAATACCTCGCACAACGTTTGTGCTCGTTTGTTAATCACTTCGCGGCTGTCACCGTCTGAGTAGTCTGTGCTTTCGCTCCAAACCGTCACCCAGAAAAAAGCCACTTTCACCTGCACCTTAACGATGTAATGGATAGGCAGGCCATCGTCGCCTCTAAGTCTGCGTAACTGCGCCTCTTCCGGGTTTACCAGAAAATTGTAGTCTAAAATGTCATAGACTATTCTTGCCTTACGCCTGTATTTATTAAAAATGTTCATGTTAAATTTGTTCTATGAGTTTTTTGATGCTCTTTTTGTTCTCCTTTGTCATGGGCATATCAAAGTTTAATTCATAACCTTTGCTGCCTGGCACTTGTTCGGGTTGCTGTCTCACGGGTGGCTCCCAGGGTTCTGCCTTAAAATCATAGGCTGCCTTGTTACCTCCGGCGGGCCGGATGCTGACATCTACCGTTTTCATAAAGATACGGTTATCGTCTTTGTCAGTGGCACATATTAACTGCCCGATCAGGGTATGCTTAATCTTTTTGAAATTCTTCTTAACCTTTCTCCATTTCATAGCGATTGGGGATTTAATGCCCGGCTTTCGCCGGGCTAAAGTTTAACTACTAAAGATTAACCACTAACTAATAAATGCTGACACGGCCCTAACTCGACGCGTGTACGATGCCTTAGTGTCGTGGCTGTTGGCGTAGCCGTTGATGAGGTACAGACGCCAGGCGTACGTCGCGCTGTACTCAGTAGAAGTCCAAAACCAAACTCCCTCTATCGCTGTGCCACCTACGGCCTCCAAAGCCTCATTGATAGCCTTACGATTCAGGAATATAAAGTACATTTCTCCCAGGCTTGGGATCCACTGATCATCTTTGAGGCAAATGTTAGGATTGAGGATCTTTTCAAGCCCTTTGGTATTTTCCTTTCCGTTCCAATCGGCTACTGCATCCAAATAGGTTTCAAAGTAGTGGCCTGTGCCCTCATTCTTAATTGTCAGGGCAATATCCTCACCCTCTGCCTGGTCATGGAGATCAACAACCAATGCCCAACTGCCACGTTTCACGCCAATGCCTGTAACCTTACCCTCTGCGGCTTCGTCGGGTGTCTTGCCGTCAAACAAACGCTTGCTGCCATCAGCAAACACCAGGTAGATGCCATCAGCGTACACACCAGTTTCGATCTCGCGTAATGCGCTAAAGTCAGGGCTGTTGGCATGATCAAAACCAACTATGATTTCATCCTCTGCCAAAAACTCATAGGCTTTCTTGCAAAAATCTACGGTCTTTGGATCGTCGCTCATTGCAAACTCCTTTAAGAGTTGCATTTTCAATTCTTGTTTTTCTGTCATAATGCTTAAATATTTAGGGGTTAAAATTCAATGCCGTTTACCTGGTTCGCTATGTTGGTAAAACTCTCCGGCTTGGCTCTCATGTTGCAGATCTCGCCATCCTGTGAAAGCATATCATAGCCTGCATCTTTCAGGTCTGCTTCTTTCATGGGTGCAATAAATTGCGTACCACTCGCCAACTCTACAATTACGGCTGTGTCGCCATCAGGCAGATAGAATTTCTTGCCACAGGTTCTAATACTCACCGTGCCACCTAAGTTAAACTGAATGTGGCCACGTCCAACAGTCCACTTTGGCGATCTTACGGGCCGGACTGCTGCATACTCAAAGTTAAGGAAATGCTTTGCCATAAATCTTTAGTTATTTTGTTTTTCTACCTGCTTGACGGCGGTTGCTATTGTTGCGGCTGCAAAGGCCATCTTTACCTCTGCCTCTTCTGCCTTGCTGTCAGTCATAAGGCCCAAATCTATAGAAATTTCGTCTCCCATAGATTCCAAAATCTCATTAGCCTTGGCGGGATCTGCTGTTGTGATTCCAACGGCTAACATTACCTCACGGATATATTGCTTATCCAGGTCAATAGTTACTTTTACTTTTTCGTTCATAGTTGTATGGTTTAAAAGTCTTTAGGAAAATAATGTCTGCCTGCTCCACTTGGCGTGCCATCCTTTTTAATTGGGTGACAAAGGACTACAATCTGGCCGACTGCATCAATAACCAGGCAATCATAAAACAGGGTTGTGCCGTCCTGAGTTGTTATTTTGTCACCCGCCTTAATGCCGTGTGATTCCTCAAACTCGGATTGCAAAGTGTCTCTGTACTGACCTTTTAGATCTTCTCTTTTTGTTCGTAGATCGTAGATCTCTTTGTTTACTTGCTCAATTTGAGCCCAAATCTCTGCTGATTTCATACCGTTTTACCGTTTATTTGTTAATATTCTGTTAAATTCTCGTTCTAAGCGTGTTTTATGTCGCTGACGTGTAGTTTATAGGGTTCGGCCTTTTTCAACGGCCTACGTCGTTTCTACCGTATTAGCGTTTAATTTTTTAGTCCTTTAGATAGTAGGGTGTTGTGTAACCTGCACCTTTCAGGGGTAAATCTCTGCACCACTCTATTTGTTCACTAAACAGGGCCTCAACGTCTGCCAGTGTTTGATCCGGCGTTGCCTCGACTATGATTTCATCGTGAATGTGGAAAACTACGGGTAATCCTTTTTTCCTGGCCCTCAGAATGACTATGCCCAGAATGTCACGGGCTACGGCCTGCACAATGTTCTCTGTGAGTTTACCGCCATAGGTTCGGATCTTGCCCCATTTCTTCGTGGTCTGATTCAGGCCCTCGTACTCAATGATCTCATGGTCGCCTCTCCACCCGTCGTTATATTCTGTTTCAACTGTTGCCCTCGGATAGCAGATCGTCCGGCCACTTGGCAGGGTAATAGTCAACATTCCCCACTGCCTGCCAATCTTAATGCCTCTGTGTATGGTGACGGTCTCACCTGTCTTGATAGCCGTCAAAGCTGCCTTTTCGACAATAGCCCACATCTTAACAATGCGCGGGTTGCTGTCACGCCAAAGCCTTACGATTTCCTTTTCTTCGTCCTCAGTCAGTCCTAACTTACTGCCTCCCATAGCCTCCAAAGCCGAAACGCCACCACCATAGCCCAGGGCCAGGGTTGCAATTTTACCCTTTTGTCTCAGCCCTGCGTTCTGGCCGTGCTTCTCAACTGGCACCTTGAACATCTTAGAGGCATTAGCACAATAGATGTCGCCATTTGTTCTGAAAACCTCTAACACCCAATCCTCACCTGCTAACCAGGCAATAACGCGGGCCTCGATTGCTGAAAAGTCGCAAACATGGAATGTGTGGCCGGGTGCTGCAATAAACGCTGTACGGATCAACTCACTCAATACCTGTGTGACGTTGCCATAGTTCATTTCAAATTCGTCTAAGTCTCCCTGGCGTACTAAGGTACGGGCAAAGTCCAGGCTTTCCAGGTGGTTTTGTGGTAGGTTCTGCACCTGCACCAAACGACCTGCCCATCGACCTGTACGGGCTGCACCACAAAACTGCAAAAGTCCGTGGATCCTGCCATCATCACAGACACAGGTCTGCATGGCAGAATATTTCTTATTTGAGGTCTTACCGATCTCACGGCGCAAAGCAATTACACGCTGTGCCTTTGGCCAGTAGATCAGTTTTTTGTCTATATCATCCAAATTGGCTTTATTCAGGCTTGCAACTGTCATGCCTGTAGCCTTGTGCAAATACTCTTTGATCTGTGCCGGGCTGTTGGGATTATCCATCCCGGTTAGTTCCTGTGCCTCTTTGAGTAACTGCGCCTTATATTCATCGTCGAAACGGGCGGCTGCATCAACCAGTACGCGGTCAATCATCACACCCCTGTCGTTAATTTCCTGGTCTGCAATATAGAGTTCTTCATCAAACTCTGCGGGCTGTAGCCTACGCACTTTCTTACGGATCGCCTGCTCTACGTCAACGTCACGTATATTATATAGTTTGAACACTGCCCAACGTTCCATATCGTCGCTTGGCAGGTGTCTCTTTCCATTCTTACCTGGTAATGAGAAATAGCGGATCAGGTTTTTACCCTCTTGCATTTTCCCATCTTGCAATTTCAATACCTCACCACACTGCCCTAATGACAATGGCAGGCCCATACGGGCGGCTAACACCATCGTACAACTCCATTGGGCAGGATCCAATGGCTTGCTAAAGCCAAAATATTTAGTCAGGCATATTCTTTCAAAAGCTGCATTAAAAGCGGTCTTTAATACTTGGGGATCTGTGAGGGCTGCAAAGATCTCTTCCGGCAGGGTTTCCCCCAGGGCAAAGTCAACACACACGGCGGGGCCTCCGTCAATACTATACGCAAAAAGCAATATTGTAAAGTCCGGGGCTTCCACGTACTTGTAAACGCCACAATTCGGTAGATCGTTGCTGCTATAGGTTTCTATGTCAATGCCTAACTCTTTCATCTATTCAGGGCCTTGTCGGCCATCTTAATTAAATTGTCTCTGTAATGCCTTGTATCTTCGTAATGGATAATCAGATTTGAGTAGTCCGGCCTGTTATTCTCCCAACGTCGGCTTTTCTCTTCCCATAGATTATGCCCGCTTTTCTCATTGTAGCCTATTACGTGCATTGTAATAGTCACATTGGCATATCTCTGAACTTTGGTTTTGCCTATTGGCAGGGGCTTTTCTCTCATACTGCTATTGTCCTTTTAGTTTCTCAATGACTGCCTCCAGGTGTCGGATAGTCTGGCCTTGCTTCTCGTACTTCTTTTGCAACTCAGCCTGCTCTTTCTCCAGTTGCTTGATCTTCTTTTCCCTGAGATCGTTGTAAGATCGTAGTGTTTGGGCGGTTGCCTGGTACGTTTCAGCCTTGTACCTGTAGTTATCGCGCTCTACCTGTAGGCTACTAGCCAAATCGGCCTTGCTTTTCAGTTCGGCTTTCAGGCTCTTTAATTTTTTACTCGATATGATTCTGAACATATTAGTTATTTGGGATTGAGGTTAAAAACGCCACCGATCTTGCCCGGCTCGGTGGCCACACCGTCAACTTACGATTTACAGATCTTCGTCGTCCTCGTTGTCAAACTCTACGTCGCCAAAGTCGCTTTCAGCGGATGCCCGGCCTCCCAGACGGTCATCATCCTTGAACTTCATAATGTTGTTGAGGCCAACGGCAATGCCTCTGTTACCGCTTACGTCGTAGCCGTAGAACGTAACGGACATGATAGCCCAAACACCTGAATAGATCTCTTCCTCGTCCACAATGGGCACCTTGTTTTTATCTACGATGCCAGGGCGGGTGTTGCTCTTGGCATTGAGATAAAACATACCCTCGTAGATTTCATCTTCTTTGTCAGAATCGCCATCATGCAGCGGCATATCAAGTTTCTTGGGTTCCTTGCCACCCCACTTGCTGACAATGGCCTGCTTCTTAGCGGCCTCGATTGCTGACTGAATGGCCTTGATGGTTTCTTTCTCAGTCTTAGGAATAAGTACGTTTGTCATGTACTTACCATCTTCTGCGTTGCCATCAGGGGCGTACTTGTTGAAAACATGAGTGTAGGACAAACGGCACGGGCCGAATACTACTTTGGTCTCACTGATAATCTTTGGTGTGATCATAACTGTTGTTTGTTAAATGGGTTTATAAATAGGGTTACTTAATCCATTGGGTTCTCTCCGTAGCCCTGTGCCCATTCCAGGGCGGCTTTTACGCCCTCTTCGTAGGTCTTACCAGGGTACTTTGTTTCTCCTAATTCCTCACGTTCTGAACACTCGTTCAAAACATTGTTGATCTCATTCTCTGTAGGTACAAACTCCATGATCTCTATTTGTTTATAGTCCACATTTTGTTAGTACCGTCGGCATTGAAAAGCACATCAATGTTGGCGGCTTGCTTCTGTGCTATAATATCCCAGGCTTTGAGTTGGATAAACTGCTGTGTAGATAATCCCAATTCCTGTTGGTAGGCTTTATCTGCTATGGCTCTCTGCCTCTCAGCCTTTTCACGGGCGGCTTGCACCTCTGCCTCACGTTCCTGCGTCTGCTTGGCCTGAACTGCCTTTGCCGTCTTGTTCATTTCTGCAAGTTGCTCGGCATTGGGAATGGCTTTGCCAATAATCACCTGCTTAACCTCGATGGGTAATTCAGCCTCTTTTGATAACTGCGCCACATACGCCTGCATTTCTTTCAGTACCTTAGTGTCAATGTCATTCAGGACTTCGCGGTTACTCATTAGATCGAATGGGCTGTGCTGTGAAACGTAATCGCGTACCCGGTTGCAGAAATGGTTGTATAAATTAGTATCAAACCAATTAACGCCATAGTTCTGTAGCAAAACGGGTGTACGTCCTTTCTTGATTTGGGTAATAATGACGGTGTGGAAATCCAGGGGCGTGTTGTCGTTTGAAATCAGATCCTCCATGTTTACCTGGTGTTTAACAGGTATGATCTTAAAGGTCTCTGATGCCGTGCTCCACCAACACCATGTTAAACCAGTCTGCACGGGATCATCGTCAACTCCACCGTGGCCCCAAAAAGCGGGGTGGTAAATCAACACGGCTTCCTCGTCTGCTGACGGGGCTACCCAATGGCAACTTGTGAGTGCAATGTTTATGAAAACTACTGCCAAAAACCAAACAAACTTTTTCATGTTACACTTTCTTTTGGGGTTTATACTTTTTTGTTGTCTTAGCCTTTTGGGCTTTCTGCTTTGCAGCCTTTTCGGCGGCGGCTTGTTCTGCTGCCTTTGCAGCCTCTTCCGCTGCTGCCTTTTCCGCTGCCTCCTTTGCAGCCATCTTAGCGGCAAACCTTTGTTTCTGGTAATCATCATTCACACGGGCAATACTCTTTTTAAGTCGGCTGATCGGCTTACTGCCTGCGTGTTTGCCTACTACTCCCAAAGATTTAGCCTGGCGGATTATGTGCTGATCCGGGGTTAGCCGTTTTTTCTTAGCCCCCACGGCGGGGGAGGTCTGTACTTTTCTTGTCATAATGTTGTTTGAATTAAAGTTGTTTTGTTAGGAATATCGGGCCATGCGCTTTTGCATACTCGGCTCTGATCTCTGCCAGGCTTGTGCGCTGTAGCATCTTTCTTGCCTCAATCAATTCGCGTTCATGGGCCTGCCTGTCTAAGACGTACCGTAGATATTGGGGTGTCTTAACACCGCCACCTCCTTTCCCGGCTTTATCCAGGCCCTTTCTCATTTGCCACCTGGTGCAAAATGAACTTGGCCGGGTAACGCCCTCTCCATTGGTACAGATACGGGTTTTGTCAGTGTCAAATTCCTTGTGTTGACATGATGCACAACACATCACTATCTCAACACCGTAGCCGTTTTTTGTTGTTCTAATCCTGTTTGCCATATTGTTAGTTATTATTCTTTGTCGGCATCATCTGTATCATCGGCATCTTTTTCTTTCTTGACATACTCGAAAACGTCCATGATCTTTGTTTCCTCGATCTTGGCCGTAACATAGTCAATCATGGTGCTACCCATCACCTCGTTTACATTCTTCATTGCACCGTCAAAGCTGCCTGCATTAACCAGGTAGAAAACGGTACTTCGCTTTTCTTTTTCGGTCTTTTCGTCAATAGTGATAAACTGCAACTTGGCCAGATACCACAAATCGGCTGTGTCTGTGTCCGAAAAGAAAACCTCTGCAAACTTGGCGGGGTCTATGTTCACCACCTCAAACTCTCCGCTGATATATGACTGCATTTCTTCGATAATGCGCGTTTCGGCTTCCGTGAAACTCAGGGCATCCACTACATAGGATTCCGTGACTTTCTTCTGTATGCCATCTTCCTGCACTTTATCATACTTGATTTTGCAGATAAACCATTTTGCTGTTCTACTTCTCATTGCTTCTGTTCTTTAATCGGGCGTTGATATTGTCTAACACGTTATCTATAGTTCTGCCTGGGTATTCCTTGATTATGTCCGGCAATATCGCGGCCCATGTTTTCAGTTTGTACGTCTCACTGTCACGGCTCATGCTTCCACATCTTTGAAATCATCCGCTGCCGTATCATAGGCAGCTCGTTTGTCAGTCTCAGGCACTAACGTTGGCTTGCCCTGTGGCTTCTCGATGTAATCTTTGCACAATTCGTTAAAGTGTTTCTTTCCGATCAGTTTTTCAAGATCGGTAATAGTTCTTAGTTCGGTGGGCTTAACGTAGATCTCTCTGTTAAATCCCTCCTTACTCAAAAGATCCATGACGGCCTCCTGGTCGGTGATCTTGCGGACACTGCGCCCTGCAACCAGTTTGTAACCGGGATAGTTCGTACCGTCCAAAGCTGCCTGCAAAGTGAAATCCTCAACACCCTTGATCCACGATTTGATAACGTCTATCAATGGCAGTACGTCGGTGGCCATTTCTTCCGGGGTGATCAGGTTGGGGTTGGCTTTTTCCTGCACGACTTTGAGGGCGGTTTCTGCCAGTTTCTTGCACTGTGCTTTCACCTTGCAGAATTGGCACCATTCGCCGGGGTTCTGCTTGCCGTTGCCTGCAAAAGCCTCTTCTGCCTTTGGCTTCAACTGAGTGTTTGCCCACCAAAGCAAATCACCAACTGTTATCTCAAATTCTGATAGGTTGTCGATTCGGGGCTGTACGATAGTCATTTTAACTCTGTTGATGTTGTACTCAAAGTTAAACTTTTCGTAGGCTCCCAAAGCATAGATTTTCATTTGTGGGTTATCAATGGCACTTACCTTAACACCCTTACCGTACTTGAAATCTATGATCTCCAGGCATCCGTCTGCAATGATGCTGGCATCACCAGTACCAAATCCCTCTGGCACCCATTTAGTAAAATCCAAACGGGTCTCAACCAATAACTGTGCGTCACGGGTTTTTGCACGGGCTTCGTTGAATTTCTCCACTACGATTGTGTAGTAGGTATCTGTGTACTCGTCCATTTCTCCAGTGTGGTAGGTTTCATTGAGATCGTTGATCTCTTCTACCTCCTGGCTGATGTCCTGGCCCAAAAACTTTTTCAGTTTCATGGCACAATAGGCGTGTGCCAAAGTACCCTCTTCTGCGTATGAACTGCCTTTGTCCTCAATATTCTCTTCAAGACGTGGGGCGGCTGTGCAATTCATCCATCTGTGGGCCGCTGACGGGCTTAAAAGTGCGTGTAGTCCTGGCATATCAATACGGGCATTTAGTTCCAATACTTCCATCTTCCAATACCTGCAAATCGTCGCATTGCTTAATAAATGCCTCGCGTTGGTCGGCGGGTAATGCACTCGGTTTGTCTGCACCCAACAGGGCTGAAATCTGCTTAAACGTTGCTGTCAGTTGGGTATGGTACTTTTTCCTACCCTCCATTTCGGTATTGTCCTTATAGCCCTCTCCCTCGATACGGGTACGGGTACGGTGCATAGCCTCACGCACATCTTCCTCTGTAAGCTGCACGGGCTTCTCAGGTTCCGGGGCGGGTTCCTGTGCCTGGCCCTGGTCGGCATCATTGGCGGGTGCTGCCTCTGCTGATGGTTCGGGGGCCGGATCCTGTGTCTCTGTCTTAGACTTACGCCCACGTCTGCCACTGGCGGCGGGTGCTTCGGGCGCGGGGTTCTCTACGGTTGCAGCCGGGGCCGCTGTAGTGGCGGGTGCTGCCGGGGTTTCTTTGTGCAACAGTGCCATGACTAACTGGGTCACTTCGGGGGTTACTCCGATCTGCACGTTAATTGTCAATTCTGCTTTCATAAATCAATAGTGCTATATGGGTTAATACTTGCCGTGAACTATGGCGTTAATGTCTTTTGCAATGATCGTCAATTCGCCAATGACAAAAGCGATACCAACGATTAAATAGATAATTTGTCCTGTAGTCATAATGCTTATTTGTTTAGATATACACCTTGCCAACATCTGATAACCTCTGCACCAGTCGCCACTTTACCGTTGCCTGCTTTTCTTACTTTGAACTTAATGCAGCCGTTGGCCTCATATCTCGCTACAGTGTGGCGATCTATCTGTAGGGCTTCGGCTACCTGTTTCTGATTATACAGGCCGTCGGGGCAAACGTCTGGTCGGGTGGTAATCATAGCGGATTCTTTGTAATTACTAATTGGTTCTCTTTCTCGCCCTCAACGGCTGAATACTTGCAGCCCTCAATACGTGCCATCTGGTAGGCCGTAGCCTGGCCTGCATTGTAGGCCATCCGATCAGGCAGATCAAACGTCCGGGTCTCGCCCATCTGCATACTGCGCAATACGTCGCGTGTTACTTTCTCCATTTCTCTTTTCCTTTAATGTTTTTAATTCTGTTTAGTGCTTACTGCCCGGCCTCAACGTGGGTAGAAAACCACTTGACAGGCCAAAGCCCTGTTAGTGAACTTAGGCACATCTGACTTGCAGGCCAGTGCCTTTTTACCGTAATGCTCTGCGTGTAGGTCGCCCACCATGGAGCACAGGCGGGTAAATCCTACCAACTGACTTTTGCCGTTCAACGGCTGTAGCCTGATCAGAAACTCGCGGTTAATCTTAACTCGCAAATTCTCAATGTTTTCTGCCAAATAGTGCCTTGCCATACGTTTTTACGTTAAAATTACTTATTTACTTACTTATATTTTTGGAGGAAAAGAAAAACTGCCGTATCTTTGCAGTGAATTTCGATTGTTAGTTGGGCTTAGATGTCCGACAGCCTTTCTTATATCCTCTTGAATACGGATGCAAAGATAAGTAAAAACTTACTTAGTTATACCGAAACGGGGGATTTTATAACATAATTTAAGTATTTAGTTACTTATGAAACAGATTTTAAGTAATTCGGGTGTATCTGCCAGGGATGAGATTAAGAAGAGATTACAGGACGTGTTGGTAGAATATGGCAGTAATCCAACACAGTTAGCCCGGCTGTTCAAGGTCAACCAAAAGACTTTGAATAACCAGGTGAACGGTGACACTGACGTTTCCGTAAGTACAATTTTACTTTTCTTGGATGCTTTCAAGGATCTATCTACTGAGTGGCTTTTGAGGGGCCGGGGTGATATGCGTCTGTTGCCCGATGGACTGCCAGACGTGCAAGATGTAGAGATCGGCAAACTGGAAGAGGAAAACAAAAACCTCAAAATCCTGTTAGCAGATCGGGATTTGCAGATCTTGAAAATGCAAACCGAAAACCAGGCTAATCAAAAGAGGGCTGTAGGATAATAAAAATGTACCCGCACGTATGAAAAGGATATTATCTATAACTGCCCTGGTGTTGGTGTGTCTAATGGCCACCGCACAAGTTCCCTCAGATTCCGTTGGCATCTTTGCCCTTATGGATGGTCAGGCCGTGAGAATAAACAAAATTAGCCACAATGCAATAAAGGGCACTGGCGGCTTGGCATCCATGGCCACTATGGGCCTGGCTAAAATCAAATCAAAAATGCAATTTAAAGGGGCTACAAGTCCAAATCATTTCAAAGGTACGGCCACATTCCGTATGTATTTTGGTACACCACAAACAAATGATATAGTCAATTTGTACCAATTCACGGCCAACTATTCGGCTAAAGATTTTGAGGTAGCCCGATTCGATGTGAAGAAAAACACCAGGCTGCTTACAGGCGTTACGGCTTCTTTGCTTGGTGCTTCTGTAGGTGTTGCGTCTGCTGACAATTTAGACGTTGCCGTAAAGGAATTACGGCCAAAGGTATATGAGATCACCGTTACAGGCAAACCAGGTGAGTATTGTTTTATGTTCGTTGCCAATGGCACTAACGGTTTTGGTGGCGTGTATGATTTCACAATCGAATAA